GCAAATGCAAAAAGTGAAATTGAGCGTCTGCGCACTGACCTTGGCAATGGCACTAAGCGGCTGCGCATCGCGGCAAGTTGTCCAAAGTTGCCCGAAGCCACCGCCGCCTCCGGCAAGCCTGATGCAACCAGCCCCCAATATGATGCAGAGTTTGAACGCAATTATCTCAGTCTCGTCGAACGAATCAGACAATCCGAAACAATGATTAACGGGTTACAGAGTTATATCCGCACCCAGTGTCTTAACTAGGGTGTCAAATATGAAGTAAAAATAATATTACTAGATGCCATTAATGAGCTACAGAGGCTGCCAACAATGAAAAGCTACATCGGAACAAAACAGATTAACGCAACACCCATGACGCGTGAGCAATACAACAACATTCGAGGCTGGGCAGTACCCAGTGATGAAAACCCTGAAGACACAGGATATCTCGTTGAATACCCTGATTCAGCATCAAACTGTGAGGGGTATGCTGGATATATTTCATGGTCACCGCAGGCTGTATTTGAGAAGTCGTACATGCCGACGGATGGACTAACCTTTGGTCTTGCGCTAGATGCGGTAAATCTGGGTAAACGTATTAGCCGCAAGGGATGGAATGGGAAGGGGCTTTACGTGTCTATTTGGCACTGCGATGAAATCAGTCACTCAATGTTACTGATATGCAACAATAATATTATGTCTACGTGGGTACCATCCAGTACTGACCTCTTTGCTTTTGATTGGATGATTGTCGAGTAATGCAGCAACAAACACCCAATAGAGCCTCACTTCGGTGGGGCTTTTTTATATCTGCATTTCACCGCGCTTTCTCCGCGCAATAAAAAACCAAGAGCCTTTCGGGGTAGAGCTTGAGATAGGGCAGTGGTTATCGCTGACCGCTCTTGGGCTGCCTACATCTGGAGAACAGGCTCTATCACCAAAAGGTAATAGCGATATGAAACAGGAATTAGTGATACAGGAATTTGATTTCTCAAAAATGGTAATGGCTATTCAAGGCCAAGCGTTTACCACGAGCCAAAAGATAGCGGCCTACTTCGGGAAACGTCACGATAACGTGCTGAGGAAAATAAGGCAGGTTCGTGATGAGTGTCCTGATGAATTCGCCCAACTCAATTTTGAGGAGGCTGATTTCATTGATAAAAATGGCGAAACTCAGCCAATGTTCAAGCTAACTAAAGACGGATATATGCTGGTTGTCATGGGATTTACTGGCTCAGCGGCAACGCTAATTAAGGTTAGATATATTCAGGCATTCAACTGGATGGCAGATCAAATATGCCGCTGGAATGATATGGGCGAACAAGCTCAACATCGACATGCACTGAAAGTTGCTAAGTCTGAGGTTAAGGCAAGAATTGGAAGTAAGATGATGAACGCTAGAAAGCGAGAGAAAAAACTGCTCGCCATTGAGTTCGAGCAGATCTTATCACTAACCCAGCCCAAGCTAATCTTTAACGAATGAATCATGACTAAAAATGAAAAACAGCAATTAGAAACGATTCGTCGCTACCTGAAGGATGGGTTCCAGTATTTGAATTGCGGACGGATATCTCTAGGCGTATCGAATGTTGAGAAGGCGGAAATCCTTCTCGATGTTTTACTGACGCTAGCAGACAAAAATCCCAAGCGTTAGCACCTGTGAAATATGAGCAAATTTGCTCACATCTAAAGCATTGAGAGCCACTTTCACAACGGCTCTTACCAATTCCCCCGACAAGGAACTAGATTGTGTAACCCCGTAGGAGGTGATCACTTTCTTGCTGACGGTTAAGCCGTAAGTCAGTTAGCACCTCTGCGAAGCGGGGCGAGTCTGGCGAATAAAATTCATTTACCACTCAGTGGTCGTGTTAGTCCATCCCTCTTCACGTAAACACATCTCTCGCGTTTAACGAAGACTCCCTCCAGTAATACTGGTTCTCCTCGGGACGAGTGCGCGGAATAAGATGTAAGGGATAACGCCGGGGTTTTGCACGGTTTGCCCCTCATGGTTCGCGGTGACTGCGATGGCGGATGAAATGTCACTGACAGCCGGAACAGACGGCTCACATTACAGATGGTTCTTACGAGAGCCATGTTTAATGACAATCAAAAGGAATCGACATGGAGCTAACTGAACACCAGAAAGCCCTATTCGATGCCATGACCAAATCACAACAAAAGTTTGCGTTAGGCATCGTTGAGGGGTTAACCCAAATAGACGCCTACAGGAAGGCTGGGGGAAAGGCAAAAAAGGAAGAGAACGCTCATGCTAGCGCAAGCGAAATCTATAGAAATCCCAAGGTTAGAGCCTTCGTTGACGAAATGAATAAGGTAGCTATCTCTGATGCCGTTATGTCGCGTCAGGAGGCTCTTGAGCGCCTCTCAGTTATGGGGAGGGCATCATTGCATGAGATGGTCGAGTTTAGCGAAGCAGAGTGCGGTACAGACGATAATGGCAATCCGATTATTCAGGCCGGATGGCGATTCAAGAATTCCGCGCTACAAAGCGCAGGTGCCTTATCTGCTATATCTGAGCTGACTGCTGGGAAACGTGGAATATCGATAAAGCTCCACGACCCAAAGGCGGCAATAAAGCAACTGGCCGATTTGCAGGGATGGGAACCGCCAAAAGAGTCGAAGCTAACCATCACTGCGACAAAACCACTATCGGAGCTTTTTGAAGATGACAACGCTTAATCCAGTATTCAAGCCGTTTATCAAGCCGCACCGCTACAAGGTAGCTAAGGGTGGGCGCGGTAGTGGTAAGTCGTGGTCAATTGCAAGGCTCTTGGTTGAAATAGCGCGAAGAGGCTCATATCGATTTCTCTGCGCTCGTGAGTTTCAGGCCAGCATAGCCGACTCAGTTATTCAGCTGATCGCAGATACGATAGAGCGCGAAGGGTATAACAGCGAGTTTGAGATTCAGAAGGTCTACATCAGACATATTGCTACCAACAGCTTGTTCATGTTCTACGGAATAAAGAACAACATCACGAAAGTGAAATCACTGGAAGGTATCGACATTTGCTGGGTAGAGGAAGCTGAGGCGGTAACCAAAGAGAGTTGGGATGTGCTGATCCCAACCATTCGAAAGCCCGGTAGCGAGATATGGGTAAGCTACAACCCGAAGAACATTTTGGACGATACACACCAAAGGTTCGTTATCAATCCACCTGATGACATTTGCCTACTAACGGTTAACTGGAATGATAACCCTCACTTTCCTGATGTTCTGCGTCTAGAGATGGAGGAGTGCAAGCGTAAAGACTTCGATCTTTATCAGCACATTTGGGAGGGGCAGCCAGTAGCGGATAGCGACCTTGCTATCATCAAACCTTCATGGATTGCCGCAGCAGTAGATTCCCATATCAAACTCAAATTCACTGCGTCTGGTGCCAAGAGAATCGGCTTTGACGTTGCAGATGAAGGGGAAGATAGCAACGCCATCACAATGGCACACGGATCAGTTGTTAAGGATGTGCAGGAGTGGAGTCGTGGCGATGTAATCGAGTCTGCCAACCGAGTAAACCAGTATGCAGACAGCATCAGTGCTGACAAGGTTATTTACGACTCAATCGGCGTTGGTGCTGGCGTTAAGGCGCAGCTCAATCGCATTGCCAGAAGTCAGGTAGAGGGATTCAATGCCGCCGCCGCTGTATTTGAGCCTGATAGTGAATACATGCCAGGTAAAACAAACAAAGACATGTTCTCCAACCTAAAGGCACAAGCTTGGTGGATGGTTAGACAGCGCTTCTACAATACATGGAGAGCGATAGAGCATGGTGAAACCTTCCCTGATGACCAACTAATAAGCCTTTCATCCGATATCAAAAACCTCGAATACCTCAAGGCTGAACTTTCACGCCCACGTGTTGATTACGACAATAACGGCAGAGTGAAAGTTGAAAGCAAAAAGGACATGAAAAAGCGCGGCATCCCGTCGCCTAACATGGCCGACTCCTTGATCATGGCCTTTGCGCCAACTTCTAATGCTCTGGCAAGGCTAAAAGCTCTTGCCGGTTAAGGTGAGGCAATGGCTAAACGTAGCAACAGACAGCAAAAGAAACTCAATAAACAATCACGCATGGACAGTTATCAAAATGTGTTCATGAACATTGGTACTGGCGGTGACAGATCGGCATACAGTCGGATCCGTTTCGCACATCTGCTAACCAGAACGACATTAGACAATATCTATCTCGGTGATGGGCTGGGGCGACGCATTGTCGATTTGGTTGCCGATGAGATGTTTCGTGCCGGATTTACCATTGAAGGTGCTAACAACGAACCGGAGATCATGTCTCGGTGGGATGAGTTAAATCTGACACAGCATTTCACTGATGCAGTGGCATGGGCTCGTCTCTATGGCGGATCGCTGATGCTGTTCGGCGTGAATGATGGCGGTGAGCTGACGTCAGAGATTGGCGAGGGGAGCCTAGAATTCGTTCGGGTGTATGACCGCTATCAGGTTCAGCCTTTCCTCCGCGACTTAAATCCGGAAAGCCTGACTTACGGTGAAATTGTACAATACCAGATTAACCCTATCTCCGGCACACCGTACTATGTCCACGCCAGCCGGTGCCACATCTTCGACGGTGAGCGGTTGCCAAACCAGATACGTCACCAGAACCAAGGATGGGGCGCATCCTGCTTACAGGGTATCTACGATGCACTAACCGATTACGGTATGAGCCATAACCATGCAACAAGTCTGCTGGAGAGAAAGCAACAAGGCGTATGGTCTGCTGATGATTTGGCTGAGCTTTGTGAAGATGGTGAAGGCAGGGAAGCTGTTCAGGCACGTCTTAACATGGTGGATATGATCCGCAGTAACGGGAATACCATTGGCGTTGATGCTAAGACTGAGAAGTATGAGCTATTGAATGGCGACTTATCTGGTGTAGTTGATGTTCAGGATCGAAAGCAACTCCGTATCTCTGCATTAACTGGTATTGATGAGCAAATCCTTTTTACCAAGACACCAACTGGGCAAGGTGCTGACAAAACCACCGTGCCTGAGTCATGGAAGCAATTAGTTGGACGTAAGCAAAAAGATGAAGCGCGACCAGCTATTGAGAAAGCCGTTACCTTCCTCACGACAGATAAAACGTGGACTATCAAGTTTAACCCTCTATCTGTGCCGACCGACAAAGAGAGAGCAGAAACAGCCAATCAATGGTCACAGGCCGACGAGCGTTATGCTCAGCTTGGCTGGGTTAGTAATGATGAAGGCGTTGCTACCCTCAAAAAACGCGGGGGTTACGTCTATCCGGAGATGAATGATGGCTAGAGTATGGCTTCATCCTTACGGTATAGAGCGTGACTACACAAACGCTTTAGTAAAGGCTACACGGCAATTCAACAAAGAAATCGACTCATCATATGGTGACATCCGTTTTGATGGGTGGCAGGACGATATGGCGGCTATTTTGGCTTATCTGCGCAATGCCGGTAACCGGATATTCCAACCAGTCATTGAAAGGCTTCCATCCTTCTTCTCACTAACCAGCCAGTTCAACGATAAGCAATGGCGTTTAATCGTAAAGGGTGGGACTGGGGTAGAGCTACCCACATCACAAGCCATTATCGCAGGTCAAACAACGGTACCCACTTCATCCGGCGTACTCGGCGTTGACGCCTATAGAGCAGAGCCTTGGTTACGCCAAATGCAAGAGCTATGGGTATCGGAAAACACGCGCCTGATTAAATCTATTCCTACTGATGAGCTATCAGACATGGAAGGCATCATTCAACGTGGCGTGATGAACGGCTCCAGTGCTGACACCATAAAAAAGCAGATTCAGGAGCGCTACGGCGTCACTGAAAGGCAAGCAAAGCTTATCGCAGTTGATCAGATTGGTAAGGCCAACTCTGCACTAACAAAGCAGAGACAGGCAGACGCTGGAATAGATGGTTATATCTGGCGTGGAGTTCTCGATAATCGTGAAAGGCAAATTCATGTTGATCGGGAAGGGAAGCGCTTTAAGTGGTCAAGCCCACCATCCGATGGTCACCCCGGGCAGCCAATCCGCTGCCGTTGTTATGCCGAACCTGATTGGTCGGGCTCGGTTTTCGATATCGGCGAATAAATAAGGCAATCAATGAAGACAGTATCTCGCTTTGATGTGGGAGAACTCCGCGCGTCCGTAAATGAGGACGGATACCTTGAGGACACACCTGTAGTAGGGCGTGTTGGCATCCAGATTTACCGAAATCCAGACGGCTCAGAACGTCGCGAGCTCCGCCCACCGGAAGAAGTGTTTAACGCTGACTCACTGGCAAGCTTTAAGGGAAAACCAATCACTCTTGGGCATCCCGGGGCGGTAAATTCCCGCAACTCCAGAAAACATCAGGTAGGAACAATGCTTGATGTTGGACGGAAGGACGGAAATAACGTCGCTGTACCAATAATCATCCACGCTGACGAAGCAATTTCACAGGCCAAGTCAGGCAGAGCAAAGCAACTTTCGCTTGGGTATCGACTCGACCTTGAAGAGCGTCGTGGATGGTTCAACAGGAAAACTCAGGAAGTCGTCTTTAGAGACGATGAAGCAGAAAAATTCCCTGATGGGTACATAAGCGCTGACTGGGAAGAGTTCGACGCTGTTCAGAGAAACATCCGCATCAATCATTTAGCTCTCGTCTCAAAGGCTCGCGCCGGAGACGTGGCAACACTAAATCTCGATGGTGATGAAGAAATCGCCTTAGATGATGACGACAACCAACCAAAAGGTAAAACAATGCAGAAGATCCGCTTAGACAGCGGCCTTGAATATGACGCAGCCCCCGAAGTGGTTGTTGCATATCTGGCGCTGAAACAGGATGCCGCTGACAAGCAGACAAAGCTTGATGAGGCTAATACCACAATCTCAACCATCACTGCAGAGCGTGACACCCTCAAGGCTGATGCAGCTGAGTTTGAAACGAAACTGAAGCAGGCTCGAGAAGATGCGGCTGTAACTATTAAAGCTCGCACCGAACTGGAAGCTAAAGCAGAGAAGCACGGTATCAAGTGCGATGGGCTGGATGACATTTCCGTCAAGAAGGCGGTTGTAGCCAAGCTGAAGCCATCCATCAAGCTAGACGGTAAAGACGATACCTACATCAACGTCGCGTTCGATATGGCGATTGAGTCAGCTCCAATGGAGCAACAGCGAAAAATCGTCAATCAGGATAAAGCGGAAACCCGCGATGATGCATCTGAACTGAAAGGTTCTGCCGCAGCCCGCCAAAAGTATCTCGATCGCCTTCATGGCAAAAAGGAGGCTAAATAATGGCCGTTCAAACCTCATATGATAACAACATGCAGATCGCTATGCCGGGTATGCGTTCAGATTCAACCCATCAAATTACCGATGGTTGTAATGCTGCCCAAGGCGCTATTAAGCCCGGTTATGTTGTAGCTCGCGTATCAGTCGCCAATGACAAGCGTGTAGTCAAGCAGGTATCAGCCGCAGGCGACGCAGCAAACCTGATGGGTATCTGCCGATTCAGCCACTACGGTTGCGTTACTGGTCAGTACGAAAATGGCGATGCCGTAAACGTAATGACATGGGGGCGAATCTGGGCGGTGACCACCTTGACCGCAGCGCCAACTATGGGGGCAGATGTAAATGTTCTTACCTCTGGTGCTGATGCTGGGAAAGTGGCGGCAACTGGCGGCTCTCTGGCGCTTGGTTGGAAGTTCACAGGCCGATTCACCAACTACAAAAATAGCGCTGGTGAAACCATCCATCTGGCTGAAGTTCAGATCCGCAATCAAGCAACACAACCAGCAGCCTCAGAATAAGGAACGATAATGGAACAGATGAATTACGATGAAGCTGACTTGCAAGCTATTCAGCTTAGTGCAGCGGCTAATGGACTGCGACTTGACGAAGGGGAATCAATCTTCCTCGCTCGTGAGTTGGACTACGTTAAATCTAAGGTTTACGAAGTCGAATACCCTGCTCTGACAGCAACCACACTTTTCCCAGTGACCTCTGAAATCCCTGCATACGCCAAAACATTCACTTACGGTGTAATGGACGCAACCGGTATGGCGCGAATCATCGCCGACTATTCAGATGATTTGCCAAACGTGGGGGTTAACTATCGCGAAGAAACAGGCAAGGTATTCAGTCTTGGTAATTTCTACGAATACGACCTGATGGAAATCCGCGCATCACAGGCAACTGGCAAAAACCTGCCAACTAGACTGGCCAACGCAGCCCGACGAGCTCATGACGTGAAAGTTAATGATCTGGCGTTCTTCGGTGATGAGGCTTATCAGATTGTCGGTGTGCTTGATCATCCAAACATCCCAGTAACCACATCAGCAAAGTGGACAACTGGTGAAATCGCGTCCAGTGAATTGGAAGATGCTGTATCTGCTATCGAGACCATCACCAAAGGATTGCATGCCGCTAACGTGATCGCACTTCCACCTAGCGCATTCAAAATCCTTTCTAAGCCGATGCCTAACACCAACACGTCTTACATGACCTACTTCAATACCCAATATCCGGGCATGCAGTGGATCCGTGTAAACGAATTGGAAGACATTGATGGAGCAGGTACTAAAGCTGCACTGGTAATGGAGCGTAACGCTGACAACGCCTCTATGGAAATTCCGCAGCCGTTCGAGCAATTACCTCCACAGGCGAATAACTTGGCAATCAAAATCCCATGCCATAGCCGCGCTACTGGCGTACAGGTCTACCTGCCGCTGACACTGCACCTCATCAAAGGTATCTAAGAGGCTTCGGCCTCTTTTCTTTAAGGATTAACAATGAAGATCACTAACTCATCCGCACGTCTTTATTACATCGCTGGACAGAAACTGGCACCGGGTCAAACCGCAGAGATTGATGATAAATGGAAGGACAATAAAACAGTTCAGGCATCAATCACCAAAGGTGAACTACGTATTGCGGGAAAAGACGAAGAAGTAACCGCTACTGCTGTGGATAAGAAAGAGAAGGACAAAAAGTAATGAACATCGCCGCATTTGAAGGCCTGACGCCTCTGGAAATCTTCCGCAAGCTTGCGCCTGAATTTGCGGCTGTTACCGATGAAGTGGTTCAGGGGTATATCGATTTTGCTACGTTTTATGTGTGTGTTGATGAATATGGAAAGGCCTATAACGTTGCACTAGCACTAATGGCAGCACATATCATGGCATCGCCGGGCGGATATTCTCAGGATGGCTCATCTTCATCTGGTAAGGTTTTGTCACGCAAAGAAGGTGATTTGTCTATCACCTATGGCAATGTTTCCAGCGATTCCAGCTACCTCAGTGGCACCACATATGGAAACCTGCTCCAGTTGCTCCGTAAACGCATGGGGGCTGGTTTTTCTATTATGACGAGAGGAATAGTAGGAGGTTGCTTGTGTCCGTAAAGATAACGGATAACAAAAGGCTTTGGGATAACCTCAAGCAAGAGCTTAAAGCGACTGGAAGCAAAGAGGTAGTAACGGGCATCCAGAAGGGGGAGGTGAATGACGGCGTTCTTGTTGCAGATTACGCTACATGGAATGAGTTCGGAACCAGAAAGATCCCATCACGCCCATTCATGCGAACCTATTTTGACAATTCAGTATCACGACTTGAGAAATTCTCAGTGAATGGCGTTACTCAGGTATTGCTCGGAAAGACCACGTTCATGCAATTTCTAAATGCAGCCGGTGTAGAAATGGTGAATGGAGTCAAGAAAAGCATTACTAATGGAGAGTGGGCTCCTAATGCTCCATTGACCGTGTCACTGAAGGGGTCATCAAAGCCGCTGATAGACAAGGGCGTGATGCTCAACTCAGTTACTTTCGCCATTCATCCTTACGGTAAATCGAAATGAGTAACCCATTCCGCAGGCCTTACAAAGTGCTTACCCCTGCTCCCTCTACGCTGGTTAACGGTGTGATTGTTGATGGTGAGATGGTGGAGTCTCAAGCCTATTTCAGCGTGCAAAGCATCAAAGACACGCAGGAGATTGAGAGTTTAGAGGCTGGTCGTAGGCTAACTGATTATCGCAGGCTATACAGCGATACCAAGTTGCAGATCACTGACGATTTCGACATGGCGCAGCCAGCCATTGTTGTGATTGACGGATTTAACTACGAGGTTAAGCATCGTGAACCATGGCAGAACGGCATCATCTCACACTACAAATATTATGTAGTAAGGAAGCGCGATGGCTGAAACCTCAGTATCAAAATTTGTTCCTGATGCTGTTGAATCTGCCGCCTACCGTGTTCTATCTCAGTTAATCACCATCCCACTTGCCTACGCCAATCAGAATAACTCTCGCTTACCACTACCCTATGCCACGTTGCGCGTATCCACACGCCTTACGGTCGGAAGGGATGAGCATGGCGAGGTTGATGATGGCGGCGTTATGCCCTCACATGGCGTTCGGGAGGGAGCGGTGATGGTGAACGTTTACGGCGGCAGCGCGAGAGAGTATTGCGACAATCTGGTGAATAACATCAGAAAGACGACTAGCCGTTATCTCATGCGTAAAGAACGCTTCGTTATTAGCAACAATGCGCAGGTCAATGATCTGACAGGCCTACGTGATGAAGCAAACTTCGAGGCTATGGCAAACGTAGATTTAACATTTCGTTATACAGGCAAATATCTGGATGACGTTGGCCTTATTGAAACCGTTGATGCGAATGGCGACATCGGCGGCATAGAAACACACATCACTCTCGCCGTCACATCCGACTAATCAATACGGAGTTATCAAATGGCAGATTTGAGCCAAATCGCCAATGTGGTTATTTCGCTGGATACAGCGAGTATCGCTAAGGCGTCATTCGGTATTCCGCTCGCAGTATCGCCTACAACGGCTTTTAGTGAGCGGGTACGCAAATATTCAAGCTATAACGCAGCGCAACAAGATGGCCTAGATCCGCAAACGCTTAAGGCGCTTTCTGCTGTCTTTAGCCAAACACCAAGACCAAATCAGGCATGGGTTGGCCGTAGAAATGCTGTATTAGTAAACCTAACGGTAACCATTCCATCGATTGTGGCAGGGAATATCTTTACGTTTAATGTAAATGGGACTGATATTACCTATACCGCGGCTAGCGGTGATGATGCTGAGGACGTTTATACCGGTCTGAATACAGCCCTTACCGCGCAATCTGTTATTGCTGCGTTGTTTACTGCAACGGCTAGTGCAGATGGGCTAAGTTTGACAATCAAAGCGCCAGACACAGCCACTGTTATTAAGCCGGTTACTAACTTGGGTATCTCATCCTCTGGGGCTGATGATGGATTAGCGGCTGATCTCAATGCTATTCAGCAAGAGGATTCAGGTTGGTATGGGTTTGCATTAGTAGAGCGAGGCGATGACCTCATCAGTGCAGCGGCGGCATGGGCAGAGGCCCAAACAAAGCTGTTCTTTGCATGTAGTGATACTGCTGGCATTTGGGCTTCTGGTGATACAGATATCGCATCTCAACTGCAAGAACTGCAATATCTTCGCACTAGCTTGATCGCTCACAAGGCTGCAGCAACAGAATATCCAGAAATGGCATGGATGGGGCGTTGCTTTACTATCGCTCCTGGTGGCGAAACATGGGCGCTAAAAACTTTGTCCGCAATCACACCAAGTAAATTCAGTGACACCGAACAGAGCTATGTATTCCAAAAGAATGCTAACGCGTATGAGAAATATGCTGAGAACACCTTCCTAATTAATAAGGGCAAGGTGGTATCTGGTGAGTGGATTGATGTGGTTCGTTTCCGTGACTGGTTGGTAGACAACATTCAGAAGAATATGGCGTCACTGATGATACGCCAGAAAAAAGTCCCTTATACCAACGGCGGAATTGCGCTGATCGTGAATAACCTGAACGGTTCGCTTATTCAGGGGCAACAGGCTGGCGGTATTGCACCTGATGAGCGGGATGCCGATGGCAATACAGTGCCAGGATTTAAAATCACCTATCCAAACGCGGCTGATGTGTCAGCAGATATTAAAGCAACACGCACTCTATACATTGAGTTCGTGGCGCTTTTAGCTGGCGCAATTCAACTGGTTGAGATTAACGGATCACTGACTTACAGCTATGAGGGCTAATTATGTCTGCTGAATTAACTGGCACTTATGACGGCTCTGAGGTGTTTGTCACTATCGGGCCGCTACTGCTTACAGGGTTTAGTGATGGTGACTCTATCACTGCTCGTAAAAATGCAAACTTCTATGAGTCAAAAGCGGGATTGGATGGATCTGTTGGCCGCGCACGCGTAACTGATAAGCGAGGCCAGATTGAATTACACCTACTTCAGACATCAGTTGCTAACGATGAAATCTCAGCACTGATGAATCTTGACTCGCTGACTGATGATGGCAAGGCCGTTTACCCAGTTTCGGTAACCGACTTCTCTGGTCGAACCGTTATTGCTGCAGGTCAGGCTTGGCTATACCAACTTGGGGATGTGGCTTTCTCAACCAATGAAGTTGGCGAACGTATTTACACCTTTGAGTGTGCAGACCTTAAATTCTCGCTAGGCGGGAACAACGTTTAAATAGGCCGCCTTCGGGCGGTTTTTTATTGGGGATTAATGGCAATGGAATTAACCACATTTCGTATTGGCGATAAAGAGTTTAAGGCCGCGAAGATGAATGCTTTCGCCGCCGCCAAACATCTAGTGAAACTTAAGACACTTCTAGATAAAGGTCTGGCTTCAGGTGGTGATGCAAACGCCATTCAGTTGCTAGCCGGCATTGATGAAAAGACGCTGGAAGAGGTGATCATCCCAATTCTACGCGACTCATCCGTTATCAGTGTGAGCGATGAGAAGAAAATTGATAGCCCTAACGCTATTAACCTTGTGTTCACAGTAGACACACTATTCGATTTCTTTGAGCTGTGCTGGGAGGTGATGAAGCTAAACTTCACCCCTTTTTTCACGAAAGTACTCACCCTGTTTGGGTTAAGCCAAGAAGAACTGGCAAGCCGAGTTCAAGCACTAACGAAAGGCGCGAGTCAGGGAAGCTAAGGGACGATGTCGAGAATGAGCTTTGGGTATGGAAGCCTATTTTAAGGAACATGTGTACGGTTTCTGAGGTTAAGTCGGGCACCGTGACATGCGAAGACCTGTTAAAGCTCAACGCTCTGATAGAGATGACCGATTATCTGAACATGCCACCGGAGAAGTAGATGAAGCCAATGACCCCATCACCAAAAGAAGACTGCATAGATCATGGAATGAAAGGAAACATTCATGGATATCATAGCACCCCTTTTTACTATGCAAATGGAGAAAAAAAATATAAGGGGCTACACAGAGTGGTTTGCTCTAAAAAATATGATCTTGATATTGATGGTGATTGGGTGACAAGGCATACATGTGATAACCCTAGGTGTGTAAACCCTGATCATCTATTGCCCGGCACACACGCTGAAAATGTAAAAGACAGAGACTCAAGGGGCAGGCAAGCTAAAGGGGATGAGCACGGAGATGTAAGAGGAGAGAAATGTGGAAGAGCAAAGCTAAAAGAGCATCAGGTCGAAGAAATAAAGAAAAGATTCCACCCTCGATGCCATAAGAATGGAGCAAGAGCTCTTGCTAGAGAGTTTGGTGTTTCACACGCAGCAGTAAGCTTAATAGTAAACGGAATCAACTGGTCTCACTTGCATGGAGGTGTATCATCGTCATAAGAGAGCTATTGATTCGGCTTGGGCTGACAGGGAGCGAGGCCACAGGCAGGAGTCTTGATAAAGTTGATGATAAGGTCAAAAAGGTTACGGAGGGATTTAGAGGGCTAGGCGGTGCCATTGCCGGTGCTCTTGCTGGGTTTAGCCTAAAATCCATCATTGACGTTGCTGATGAGATGCAATCACTAGAGTTTCGTCTCGGTCAGATGATCACTTCAACGAACGGTGGCGCAGAGGCCATCGAAAACCTGTCAAAGCATGCTAGTGATGCCCGTGTAAATATAGAGTCGTATGCAGAGGCTTACACGGGAATTGGTGCAGCGACACATGAGTTAATCAAGTCTGAACAAGATCTGCTTAATGTTACTGACTCAGTGGCAATGGGATTGCAGCTAGCGGGTGCAAACACTCAGCAAACAACCAGCGTCATGATGCAGTTAACTCAGGCTATTGCAGTGGGGAAACTGCAGTGGGCTGATATGCGTATCATTATGCAAAACTCGGATGCATTCGCGTCACGATTGGCCAAGTCATTAGGCATGACGCTGAATGAAATGGTGAAAGCCACTCAAGGTAATGGCGGTGGCATCGGCGCAGATAAAATCGTTAACGCGCTAAGAAATATGTCTGGTGAGGTTAAAAAGGAATTCGCCTCAATGCCGATGACAGTCCATCAAGCTATGGAGATCATTGGTAATCGGTGGGATATGTTTATTCACCGGTTAAACCGCAGTACAACCGCGATTTCTTGGATAGCGAGTAAGTTTCTATGGCTAGCTGACAAGGTTGAATACTCTCTGGATGTTGTGACTGAGGCGCTTGGTGGTGCTGAGAACGCTGTAAAGATACTTGGTGTAGCGTTAGGCGCGGCTGGATTGGTCGGTGCTGTTTATCTTCTCTCCGCTGCATTTACTGCGTTAACTAGTCCGGTTTTCTTAATTATTGCTGCGTTAGCCGCGCTCTTTTTGGTCGGTGAGGATGTTAATAAGTGGCTGAGTGGTAGCCCGTCTTTGCTAGGCGACATGATAGGTCCAGTAACAGAGTATACGGATGCTATTAACTCACTGAAGGTAGCTTTGACTGATATGAAAGACATGGCTGTCTGGGCTTTGAATACCCTTAATAGTTTGGCCGATTTCTTCAATTCCAGTCAGGACACTGTGAAAGAGTGGGGGGATAAACTCGGTACGACTAAGTTTGGGCCGTGGTTAAAAGAGAAAGCTGGCTGGCTGACTCAAGATTTAGGACAGTGGGCGTCATGGGGGAATAATCAGACTAATGGTGCTTTTGATGTGCCTAGAATGTGGTCTGATATGATTTCTGGAATGGCTCAGTACAACACTGATTCAGCTAGCGCAAACACCCTGCTGCCAAGTTATCAGTCTCTATCATCTCCGCAATCCTCTTCGTTGTCGGGTCCAAAGGTTGATGTACATATCGGCAATATTTCTGCTCCTGCTGGCACATCAGAGGAGCAAGCTCAATTCTTGCGTGATAGCGCTCAGAGCACTTTTAATGATGTTGGCTGGAACGCGCTAGGCAATACTCTTAACTTTAATACAGGGGGCTAGCATGGCGACTGATGTGCTTGGCTTTCTATGGAATACATCTGGAGACAGTACATTCCGACTTAATGACCCATCTATCGGCAATCTAGAATTCGACACGTTAGATCAGGAGACACACGAGTGGAATCGTGATGTAACAATGAACCCTGTAGAGAATGGTTCACCGATATCTGACCATATTATCAGGCAGCCAAGAAAGCTCACGGTTGCTGGCATGATCAGCAATGCGCCGGTAACAGGTGTTTTAACACAGCTATCAAATGCCTTAGCTAGCGGGTTTTCAGGTGAGGATCGGGTCAACACAGCAATCAAGCTACTTGATTCGCTTTACCAATCTAACGAATTAGTCACCATCTATACCAAAAATTACACCTACGAGAACATGCTTCTTCAAGCAATAAATATACCTCGTAGAGCTGGCGATGGGGATGCGGTTAACTTCACTGTAGATGCCGTTCAATGCAATATCGTTAGCACTGCAACTACTGAACTTCCACCCGGTGTTGGCGTAAAAAAATCTGGCAATGGAACTTCTGGGACTTCGAAGGCTGGAACATCCAACTCATCAGATCCGGCAACGGCTAATCGAGCGACGCCCACTAAGGATAACGGTAAAAATACCGGTTCAATTCTCAAACAGGCATCTGATGGTTTATCTGGGGCTAGCGGAAAGTTGGGCGATTATCTAGGTAAAATTATAGGCGGTGTTACGTAATGACCCCATTAAACTTTCAAGCAGGATTTACTGACCAGACGCTTCAGGCTGTGTTTGATGACACTCCTGTATCTTTAAGGTTGCGGTGGAATGAGAGATTCGGATTCTGGTCGTTGGGTATTTATGATCGTGAGTCTGTTCCCATCATAACTGGAGTAAAGCTTGTTCAGAATTACCCATTACTAAAGAACTTTAGTCTCGATAACTTTACTGGCGATCTGTATTTCATTCGTACCTATGGCGAGAAAACCAGACCAGATATTGACTCCATTGGTGGAGATCACCTTTTGCTCTATGCCTCTAAGGAAGAGATAAATGAGTTTATTTCTACGAACGGGTGAGATAGTTGTTGGTCAGCCACAAGGCGATGCGGTAAGCATTAAAGACCTGAGATTCGAGTTCGACATCACAAAAACAGCCAGCAAAACAGCCAATCAAGCCTCTCTTAAAATCTACAATGCAGCTCCAAGCACGATCACCATGCTAGAGACGATTAATAATATCGTCATTATCAAAGCTGGCTACGTAAAAGATATTGGGGCGATCACCATATTCACGGGAACCAATTGCCGCAGCCTAACCTATCAGGACGGTCCAGACACCATTACAGAAATGGAGCTGCTAGATAGCGTTATTCCTCTTCGTGACGCGAAGATCAGTGTTTCATTCCCCCCAAATACCTCTGCGATGACGGTACTTGATGGCGTTGCCAAAAACTTTGGATTACCCATTAAGAAAAGCATTAGCAAGGTACAGGATAAGCAGTATGTAGGAGGGTTCGCCTATAACGGCAGGGTGCGTGATGCTATGGATAGGGTTTGTAACTATCTTGGGCTTGAGTGGAGCGCACAGGATGGGGAAATTCAGATCATCAAGAAGGGCGGAGTTTACGCAGATACGGCGGTTGTCCTGTCGAAAGACACTGGGATGATTGGATACCCACGCCGCGAAGCAAAGACGATGACCGAGAAGACTGCCGCCAAGCAGGGGATTAAGTACGGTCAAAAAGGGATTGTGCGCACCGTTGTTGATGTAGAAGACCCCACCGCGAAGCTGAAGGACAGAGTGACGCTTGAGGTGCAGGGCTACAGGGTGAAATCACTACTTAATCCGGCGATTTATCCGGGCGCTTATGTTCAGGTAAAATCACGCGGGATCGATGGTGAGTTCTTTCGTGTGGAAGAGGCGCGTTATAGCGGTGATACACATGGGCAGGAATGGAGCGTAGAGGCGCTATTGAGGTTCATTTAATGGCTGATAACAGTGATGTGGTTGAAGCGTTAAGACGGCTCGTAAGCACTGAAATGGACACGGTTAACACTGCATTGCCGTGTACAGTCGTTAGTTATAACGCCGGAAGGGTAACCGTAAAGCCAGATGGGGAGAAAATCTATTCAGATGGTGATACGAACGCTTACCCAGTTTTAAGCGACCTTCGAATGATCTGGCCACAATTCGCCGGTGGTCAAGCTGGCATTAAGGGGCCGGTTATGGCCGGTGACCAGTGTTTCTTGATTGTTTGTCAGCAAGCAATAGATGGTAGTGATGATACTCGCCGTTTCGACATAATCGATTCTTACGTAATACCGGGAGCTGGCTATAGTGATGCTGTTCCGGGTAATGACGATATGCGCATGTATCATGGTGATGCATTTATAGCGATAGATGCCAATGGAAAAATAACGATAAATGCGCCGGGCGGAGTAGAGGAGACCACTCCTCTCCATACGGTTAAGGGACAAATGACCGTTGAAAATATGTTCACCTATCAAGGTGGAATGACCGGTTCCGGCGGAGTTGGTTCAGTGGCAAGTATTACTGGGACTATGAATGTAACTGGCGATGTAGTGATTAATGGTATTAAAATAGGCTCTCACAAACATCAGGAAAACGGTGATGGCGGCGGCATTACTGATGAACCAATTAATTAAGGTGATATATGGAAAACCTATTAACGGTATTAGTCATTTGTATTGTGCTCTTTGTTGTATTTAGAAAATTCAACCTTTGGTACTGGAAGATTCAAGAGCATATTGATAATCAAAAGAGGATTATTGAGCTACTAGAAAAAATAGCAACCAGAGCAGGATCAATGGATGAAGAAGTTATCAGTATCAATAGAAAATTTAAAAATAATAAGCCATCTCAACAACAAAATGGATTATTAGATGATTAACCAACCCGCTTCGGCGGGTTTTTCTTTTGGGGTTATCGATGATTGATTTCAGACTAACCGACAACAAAATTGTATTCACTAACGGCATTTTACAGTTTGTGGATGGAGCCGAACGCGTTAGACAGCAGATTGAGTTCAGACTCAACCTGTGGCGAGGGGAATGGTTTCTTGATAGTGAATTTGGCACACCTTATTTACAAGGCGTGCTTGGCAAGCAGGTTACGCTTAATGGAGCGCTATCAGCGATAAGAGCAGAGATTCTTGCTGTAGATGGTGTTATAGGGATTGTCGAGTTCTCTTACAGGTTTGATCGCGAGAACCGTAAACTAAGTATAGATTTTACTGCTAATACAGATTACGGGTTGGTTCAGTATCCCTGATAACCCACCACTCAATACGCCTCGCCACTGTGCGGGGCTTTTTTATGCCTGAAATAAGGTGATTATGGCTGATTACATTACTGCTACAGGCTTTGATAAGCCGACATTACCGGAGATGGTTCAAGAAATCGGTGATGCAATGGAAACGGTCGTCGGACCGATTAACAGGGAGGCTGATTCATCAACCGGACAGTGGATCGGTATTGAGGCTGAGCAAAACGCAATTCACTTCGAAACTGAAGAAGAGTTGTGGTCTAGCCGATTTCTGGCTTCGGCTGAAGGTTTCGCGCTTGATGCTCTTGGCGACTGGATGGGCGGGATTACTCGTCACGGTAAAACCACGACAAAAGTGAACGCCGTTATTTATGGCTCAGATTCACGACTTGTTCCGGCAGGTTCCATTGCTTCATTTGGTAATTATCAGTTCCGCTTGATATCTGACTCATCGATTACAAGATCAACTCTGCTGGATGGTGAGGTTCGCGTGAGCAACAACACGCAATCGGCGTATACCATTCGGATTGCTGGGGTAGATTGTGTGTACACCAAAATTAGCGGTGACACCGTTAATAGCATAGCAAGCGGTCTGGCGGCGGTTGTTGATGCAACAAGCCAGTACTCTGCAACTTCAAATGGCTCAGTTATCCATCTGGCTTCGGAAAACCTCATTGAAGGTTACGCTGTCTCATTAAGTTCTGGACTCTCTTGGCAGCTAATTGGATCTCCGGCAATCTTTGAAGCGATGGAGGCTGGGCCAATTGTCGTTCCTGTGGGTGGTTTGAATAATCCGGTAAGTGCCATCACTGGATGGACGGCTGTAAACAACCTTGTCCAAGGCGCTACAGGCTCAGATCGTGAATCGGACACTGACTACCGGCAACGTTTATATCAAAGTCGTTCGTCATCGGGTGGCGCGGCAACTGTCCCAGCAATTGAAACGCGACTAATCACCGAGGTTAATGGCGTTACCCTAGCCAAGGTCATTGAGAACGACACGATGGCCACTGTCGATAGCATTCCGCCAAAGGCAATTCATACCATCGTATCGGGAGGGCTTGAGCAAGATATTGCTGATGCAATATGGAAATACAAAGGTGCAGGCATTGCTACCTACGGTTCAATCTCAATCACTGTATACGACCGCTACCAAAGGCCACATCTCGTCAATTTCTCACGTCCAACTGAGATAGATATTTATGTGAAGGTTGATGTGGTCCTTCTCGATACTGAAGAGCCATTACCATCTGCCGTTGTCGATGCAATCAAGCAAGGTGTAGTTGCTTACGGCTCAACATTAGGGCTTGGAGATGATGTGATCACTCAGCGCATTTACGGATACATCTACGCCAATACGACAGGCATTGGGAAGATGACTGTAACTGTAAGCGCTGACGGAACGACATTTGCAGAAACAAACATTTCGATTCCTGAAAATTCATTCGCATCATTCTCTACTGCAAATGTGGAGGTTACCGGTGTCTGATTGGCTTGATGTGGATTTCCTCGCCTTAATACGGGAAAGACCGACAAATTGGCTAAAGAAGGGAGATCAGGTTCCTGCGTTATTTGCTGCTGTGGGGATACAGCACCCTGAGATTGAAGCTAGAGCCAAGTACATTTATTTGACGTATAGCATCTATAACGCGCATGGGATTGAGCTGGATAGGTTTGGCGAATACGTAGATGTTGGGCGCGATGGTCGGTCTGATGATGACTACAGACGCGCAATTATGCAGGCAAATTTAGCCACGGCATTTAGCGGTACGCCAGATAACGTAATGGTCGTAACAGCGACAACCACTTCAAGTACGGATGTAGAGCTCGTCGAACTATCACCAGCAGCATTCAGTGTGCATGCAACAGGTCCATACGTACCAGAAAACATCAACGCTATCGTTGATCTGGCTTCTGTTGCAGGGGTTAGGGCTTACTCGACCCATGATTACGGTCTAAATGGATTTTCATTAGCTGGGATAGATATTTCCTCCGGACAGGCGCTTCAGGTTGGAACCAATACAGCAATGCAAGTTGGCGATGATACTGCGTTAGGCCTTAATCGCGGTTCTGTTTTTATTAGTGGCTCTTATCTTGATGCTGCTGGCTCGGTATCCGGTGTTCTTGAAGTCAACGGATCATATCTCGGCGTAGCCGAAGACGACTACCTTCTTATTTTTTCCCGTGACTATGGTGTCACAGGGACAATGCTATGTGGCGCGATGCCTAAGTGAGTAATTAATGGATATAACCTCTTTTGCTAACACCGATGTTACCTACCCTGACGGACAATCCAATAAAGAGCCTATTCCAGATGAAATCCTTGATAAAGGTTTCGTTCCTCCGGTTCGCATGCCAGATGGTTCCATTTCAGCCGGAAGCAAGTTAGCCGCCAATCATTTGAACACTTTGCTTAATGACCTGTACGCGCAGATAGCAGATCTCAATGCTCGCATTGCAGCGCTCGAGGGGGCTTGATGGCCGATATTACACTGAAGTACCTAACAGACCTTTCATCTGCCTCTAACGCTGATGAAGGAGACTTGTTGCATATTAATCAGAGCGGGAATGATCGCTCTATCACTGTAGAAGTATTGCTAAACGCAATGTTCAACATGCGCTATCCAATCGGTAAGGTTGAATGGTTCGCTAATGATGTAAATCCAAACACAATTTGGACTGGCTCTACGTGGGCTAGATTACCCGGTAACGGGCGAACAGTTCGCTTGGCAAATGAGACAGGCAGCGACGTTCTACATACCGGTGGTAGCGACAATCTGACGCTTACTGAGGCTAACCTACCCCAACACTCTCACCAAATAGACCTGAAAACCAGCCAGTTTGATTATGGTGCAAAGACCACTAGCACCATGGGTGCTCATGTCCATGTAATGTCTAACATCATGCTGGGTGGCATTAACAATAAAGCGGTATCAGGTGGTTCAACTGGGTCTTGGGGCAGCAAGAAAACTGACGCCGCTGGCAATCATAATCATCGGGTAGACATTGGCGCTCATAGTCATGATGTGAAAGGAAGCTCGGGGACATCAGGTTCTGGAGCTCAAGCAAATATAACCAACTCATTTATTAAACTCGCTGGCTGGTATAGGACCGCATAATGGCAGAACAAAAAGTAAAACTAACTCAACTACCTGAAGCAACAGATACGACTGATACTGCAGTACTGCTAGTTAACCAGAACGAAACAGATCAGCGATTGCCGATTACCCACCTCTTGAGAGCGAAAAACAACCTATCCGAACTTGAGAATGCCGCACAAGCAAGAGCTAATCTTGGTGTGCCATCGGTTGAAGATGTAAACGACAAAATTGAATATCTAATTGATGGCAAGAGCACGTTCCTTAATGGCGCTACCTTAGAGTCTGAAAGGGACTTCATCTGGGATGATAATAGTAAAAGCTGGTATTACTGGACTGGCGCATTTTCTAAGGAAGTTCCGGCAGCATCAACACCAGAATCAACAGGTGGTATCGGTGTTGGTAAGTGGCTTAGTGTTGGTGATGCTTCTCTTCGATCGGAGTTAGCTCAACCCGATGGCTCTAGCATGATTGGCAATGGGATTGGCACTGTTAGCGATGCATTAACTTACATCACACCTGAGCAGTTCGCTGAGCAATATCCGGGAGAAACAAACTGGGCTGTGATGATTAATAAGGCATACGAATACGCAAGAGAGAACGGGAAGACAGTGCTTCTCGCTAACGTATACCATATCAGAACATCTATCATCCATTACGATGGAGTGAGGGTTATAAACTCGGGTAAAATTATTTGCGATCCTGCTGGGGATTATTCAGTTAATACCCCATCCGGCCCCGAAAACGCCGCGTATTTAATTACTACAAAAAATGGCATGTACAACCAGATAAAAGGGATGTACCTAAATAGTTTATATATTGCTCATACTGAAGATGTGGAAACCACTGGATATACTGCGCCAGCCATTAACGCCAAGGGAGTTGTTATTTCTGATATCGCAAGTATCACAATAGGATCGATTAAAACATTTGGTTTTTTGCTTGGTGGTGTTGATGTTGGTGGGACAGCCGGCAAGGGGTATGAGATAAGAATACTAGATGCAACAAGTTGGATATACCAGTGGACAGACTCAAATATAGCTGGATTCGTTGTTAACGTACAAGATAGTACCTTTAATGATATTGCACCAACAGGATACGGAGTTGGCATAGATATGAAGCAAGGTATGAATGTTTACGTAAATCCTCACCCATGGGGATATCCGCTAACAGGGAATAATATGTATCCAAATAGGCAAATGAAAATAGGATTCAGAATTAGATCAGGTGGTAATACCTTAATAAGGCCTTATGCAGATACAATTAGCAGAGTTACAGCCTCTAGTGTTAATAATTTAACAAATGGTGGTATCGCATTTTATATTGAAAACTGGCGTAATGTTATTACTGCCACTGCGGTAATGGCTCACTCTGAGGATATATCTACAGGGATGGCTATATGCTACATGTCAGATGCAAAACTTAATATCTTTGAATTATCAACAGTTGTCAATACTGGGAAGTTTATTGCTGAAAAAGTAATGTACGTAAGTCCAGAAACATTATTTACAAATAGCTTTACTGGAAACTTCTGGGCTGGAGCTAATGATATGAGTGGAGATTCAAAATTGAATGGTACGGGGTTAACTTCATCTGGTACTTATAGATTAATTAGAAGCAATGGAATGGTAAGCATTAGTTTTATACTGTCGATATCTGCTGTATCATCACCATCTGGCCCATTAACATTACCACTACCTCGCGGATTAACACTGTATTATGGTGGGAATAATTCTGCATCAGTAAGAACATGCTTTACTATGCCAAGTGATGTTGTTGATGTGCTAGCTATTTCAAATGGCAGTAATATAGAGTTTTATTTCGTTGGAAGTAATGGGAGTAGAACAAAAGCAACAGCATCATCAGTAAAGACTGGCTTACTGGAGGTTGTTGTTTTTGGGATGTTATCGAATTGATTAATTCAATGGGGTGTAAACACCCCATTGATCAATTAATTAAACATGATTAGTGCATCATTATCAATTTCATATATTTTAAAATGCCTTCCACTAGAAACTGGCCTAATATCATCATGTTTAACCCTTTCAACTAACCAAGTCGGGTCCATTGCCCAAGTCTGATAAACATTTTCTATGCCATAATAGTGCATCATTCTTCTACTGATCCATGGTGCCATAGGTGATACAAATTGATGAATGGCGTAAAAGTGCTTTGCGAACTCACTGGATACAGGAGACATAGGAACTTTTCCACCAACATATATCTTTTTGTACTTGCCATTTAGACCGGCAGAATCCATTGAAGAATACAGCGAGAATATGATTGATTTCTCATATTCCCTTTGTGAATATATAGCTGACGAAAAGGCGTAGGAGTAAACCATTGGCGCTATTAATACGATGACGTAAGATATGACCTTAGTAAGTTTACTGAATTTTAATAGATAAATCGTTGACAGAGATAGGCAAAAATATAAGCCATTTAATCCAATTAAAATCCGTATTGATGTATACCCTTCTTTTAGGAGTGAAATCGGGCCAAGGGCCGAAAATAGTAATGTAATAAATGCTGTTATAGCGACAGTAAAAGAGGTGACCTTGTTGTCGTACTTTGATGCTTTATATATAACTAGAAATATAAATGCCAGAATCATTATCAATGCAACAGGCTTTAACTCATCTATTATGAACCACTTTACAGCATAGTAATAAGTATTTATAAAAGAATCTATGAATGAATCTACATTACCAATGTCAGTTCTTTCTGTAGCTTCCCTAAAGACAAACTTAGAAAATATGAAGTATATAATAATTCCGCACACATAGATCAGTGACATTCTTAATGCATAGAGAATTTTTCTATCTTTATCACCCCACACATTTAATAATATATTCGCAGCGCACAAAGCAATAAACATGTTAGAGCCTGCTTGGTACATAGAAAGAGAAGCTGCCAACATTAACGATGAATATATAAAGCACCTTAAAGAATTAGTGGATGAAATTGCAATTGCAATTATTGGCAGCGACATGCTAATTGTCATTGGCAATACGTCATATCTATATGCGATATTTTGTATATAAAATGGAGATACAAAAAGCGTAGCGAATGCAAATATGTATTTAGGTGACGCGAAATTTGACTGCCGCCAAGAGTAGAAACATGCGTAAGAAGCAATAAATACGGATAGCAATATAGGGAGAGGGGCTACATCAAAAACACCACCATAACGTAATGATATAGCATTCATAACATAGTCAGATAGAGTTCTTCCTAGTATAGCCCAATTATCATCGTTTGTTACTGTTCTAGCGAAATCATCTCTATATTGAACGTTATGTATTACAAATGGTATTGCGTAAATAGTGCAAATTATCAAAAAAATATAAAATGGATTATATTTATTTGTGTTCATTATAATCACCTTTCAATAAATATCTTGGTCGGTTTTTTGTTTCAATGTATATTCTACCTATGTACTCACCAAGAACGCCAACTCCTATCAATTGAACTCCACCTAGAAATAAAATAGCTGTCATCAATGATGGATAGCCGGGAACGGGGTTTCCCCAAATAAGTTTGTCAATGATCATCCATGCTGCGTAGATGAAGGCGAAGACTGAAACACCAAGGCCAATGTATGTCCACACGCGAAGAGGAAAAGTAGAGAAACTGGTAATACCCTCAAGTGCAAGGTTCCATAATTTCCATCCGTTGAACTTCGACTCTCCAGCGCAGCGCTCAGCGCGAGAATACTCAACAATATCTGTTCGCCCTCCAACCCAAGAAAGTATTCCCTTCATAAATAGGTTACGCTCAGGTAGTTTCTGTATATTCTCAACTGTTTCACGTGACATTAGCCGAAAATCGCCAACGTTCTCTTCAATTTTTGGTGTACTGATTTTGTTGTGAAGTTTATAAAACATTTCAGCAGACTTACGCTTCAGGTGCCCGTCTGTGGAGCGGTCAGTACGTTTAGCCAGTACCATATCAGCGCCATCTTTCCACTTCTCGATCAAAAGAGGTATGACATCAATCGGGTCTTGTAGATCGACATCAATCGGAATGATTGCATCGCCAGTTGCATGGTCAAGACCGGCGAATAGAGCTGGCTCTTTGCCAAAGTTACGTGTGAAACTTAATGATTTAACGAGGCCATCTGAAATAGATAGTGCGTTAATGATTTTTTCTGTTGAGTCTTTACTTCCATCATTGATGAAAATAATCTCAACGTCATATTCTCTTAGCGGTTCGTATTCACGAACTGCTTTATAGAAAATAGGTATCGTATCTTCTTCGTTGAAGACAGGAACAACCAACGAGATTTTCACTGTTTTTCACTCCGGAAAACGATGAACTTTGAATAGAAGAAACCACAAAAAAGGCTGATCGCTGAGAATGCAATCAAGGTAAATATCGGTGGTAACCCACACGCCTGAGATGCCCAGCCAGTAGCAACGCTTAGCGCTCCCATGAAGACTATATAAAGCACATACCTCATAGTCGTGGCTTGAGCCTTGAATGTGAATCTGGCATTAGCAAAAAAAGAGAAAGTGACAGCAACACAGAACGCAGCAAAATTGCTGATTGCCTGATCATCTTTTACACCGTAGAAAATTACGGCAAAAACCATCCAGTGAATGGCAGTGTTCACGACACCTACAGATATATATCTTGAAAAAAGCTTAAGCATTTGTCAGTAAGAGTAATTTTAAGTGATGCCAGAGTTTATCATTTGAGACGCTCATGATCAGCTATTGATCGCATGTAGCCAACATAAGTAACTGGTGTGAAGGTGAGTGGTGATCAGCTATCCGAATGCATTTATATTCCTTTCCTAATCAGAACCTTCTCAGGTTCTTCCGCGCAACGCCTTCACAACCGCCTATTTCACAAATATACTGTATGTATAAACAGTATATTTTATAGGTGACATATGGGCTTCCCATCTCCAGCAGCAGACTACATCGACAAACCAATCAGCCTTGATGAGCTATGCATTAAAACACCGCATGCAACATATTTTATGAAGTGCCCTGATTATTGCCCGAGCACAGGAAAGGTGTGAGTCTTCAGATGATACCTTTAAAATATTGTCCACACCCAATATTGACGTACTAGTTGCAGAGGCCGTTGCCGCCCTTTCAATGCCGGAGTCTACCAAAGGGGAAAAGGTCCGTAACGCGCTTCAGATCGTAGTATTGCTATTTATTGACGAAGAAAAAAGTTACCCGCGTGGCGGCTATGTAACACATTCTGGTGCTTTATGGTCTACACACGAAGTTACGCATGGCATGCGAGGCAGGGGATGTCTTGTTTATGGCATATTGGTTATTCATGTCAGGGGCACTGATGAGTGGAATTTCACAGTAACTATGCGCCTTCATTTGTCAGAAACATCAAAAGCGTATATGAGAAAAGTGATTCCATTGATATGTTAAATACACCTCTCTTATAATGCGATTTTTATACACATTTATGTAACATGAAAAATGAGAAAAGTGATCTCATTGATATGTTAAATGTACTTCCTTATAATGCTATTACTATACACATTTATAGCAAATAATCATAACATGAAAAAAATACCACTTTATATCATTTATTTATTAATCAACGTTGTTCTTGCTAAGCTTTTGTTACGTGCGCTTGGTGAGTCTCCTAATTATACCGCTGTCATGGTAATGACAATTGCTTGTTGTTTTATTTGCTCAAGTCGAAAGACATTTTTGTTTATTTTCCTTCCTTTTTCAGTGCTGACCGCTATTTATGCACCAATAGGCTTTGAGTACGGATTGCCAACATATCAGTACGTGGCATCGCTATTTGCAACTGACGTCCGAGAGTCCATTGAGTTCCTTAACTTAATATCGACGAAATATTATTTTGAGGCTATTGCCATACCAATTATATCAATATTGTCGTATAAAATATCTAGCATGGCGGATATTAATCCATGCAGAAATAAAACAGTTATTATGTGTTCTGTTGTTTTGCTAATTATTTGTGCAGAGCCAACAAAGTTTTTCCATGATTTGTTCGAATCATGTTCACTTGCTTCCAAGGAACTTGCGGATATAAGAAAGTTCGCCAATAAAAGCGAATGGGGAAAGAGCAGTGCGGCAGATTCTAAATATGATGACTATGTCCTTATTATTGGTGAGAGTGCAAGAAAAGATTATTTCCACATATATGGATATCCTGTTAAAAACACTCCTTATTTAGATAAAGTAAATGGGACTATTGTTGATGGGTTTACGTCAGGAGGGACTTTTACCATTGGTTCGCTGAGATTGATGCTGACTCAGGGGGATAAGGTTAAATGGGAGCCAAATTATAACCTAAATATAGTTGATTTGGCTAAAAGCGCAGGCTTTGAAACATATTGGATATCTAATCAAGGGCAATTTGGAAAATATGATACCCCCATATCCTCTATAGCCAAACGTGCAGATTATTCGTATTTTTTCAAAGGAACAACGTTTGCTGAAAAGAATACATCTGATTTTGATTTGATACCAATTCTAGAACGTAAATTAGCAGAGAAGTCAAATAAAAAACGATTATTCATATTGCATACAATGGGATCACATCCATGGGCGTGCGATAGAATTAGTGACATGAGTAAAATATATAAAGTAGATTCAAAAGAAAAAAGCTATATAGCCTGTTATGTTACTAGTATTGAGAAAACTGACCTTTTCATAAAAAAAGTCCATCAGGTATTACTAAATAATGATATAAAATCTAAAAGAAATTTTTCCTTAGTTTATTTTTCTGACCATGGGATGGTACATAGAGAGATCGATGGGGTAATTCAGTTAAATAATAACTATGTGAGCAAATATCACTATAACATTCCATTGCTCAGGATATCCTCCGACGACACAGAAATAAGAGTTGTAAAAGGTAATAAATCAGGTTTGATGTTTGTAGGAGGATTGGCAAATTGGATGGGCATCACAAACAAAAAGCTTGAGACATACAATCTTTTCAACGGAGTATCTGAACGTGAAGATTTTGGTTTGGATAAGCGATTAAGTAAAAGTTATAAGGTTGATGATCCTGCCATAGATATCAGCGGTAATTTACTTTAGCCGATGTGTTAAAAGATGTGATAACTGCTAATCGCTAGTTCTAGGCAACCGGTTCACGGAAGCGTCGTTGTTGCGGCACTCTGTGGTCAGTTCATCTTGCATAGATTATTGACTATACCGGTGCCTTGTTTAGCCAAACTGGAAAATTACGATGATGTGACGTTTGCGGATGAAGAGACTGAATTTGAGATATTCGGGGTAGTGACACATGTCGTCAATGACATGTCCATGAGCGAGTTTGATGACAACCCGTGTATGTGATGTGAGAGAGGAAGTGAATTATCTGTGTCGTTTATGTGTCGTGACCACATGATGCGATAGATAGTTTATATGGTGAGATATACAGGTATGACACAGCGTGAATGCGGTTAGCACCTGTTAAAACAATGGGTTAGGAGTGGTTCTAGCCACTCTTAATCAATTGGTCGGCGGTTCGAACCCGCCACGACCCACCAACAAATTCAAGGGCTTGCATGAAAATTGCGAGCCCTTTGTTTTTCTGGGGATACTCTGGGGATACCTCAGATAGGTAACAATAGGTAATTATCGTGTATCAGATTAAACCTAAACGCCCAGCAACCGTCGAGCCTGTCCCCGCGTTTGGAAATCTTGCAATATATCCATTCGCGCTTTTTTAGCCCCATCGTTGGCCCCCTTACGGGCGGCTTCCTCCATGGCCCTTATCAAAGCAGCATCACCGTTACCATTGACATGAATGTGTTGAGTGATATTAGGCGAGGATAATCCGTTGCTCATTTCCGGCTGACTACCCATTACCCTTACCCCAAGAGAGCCATCCGGCGAGCGAGTTAACGGCATGATTGCCTCAGGCCCCGCCTCACCCATAAGTCCCGCACCTTTGGCAAATGCGAAATAAGTAGGAGTATCAACAATGCTATTGCTGTAAGCGCTTAGCCCCTCCGAGGCATAGGCACCGCCTTTGGCGTTAAGAGTGAGATTACCGTAAGCACCACTACTAAATGCCCCTCCGGCGTCACCGGCAGCACCAGAAGAACCACCGCCAAACATACTCATAAATCCTGCGCCACCCAGCCCTTTAATGCTGTTGACGAGCATCGCATTGAGAATAACCTTCTGCATCGACTGTAGAACCGATTTTGACCAGTCTTCCCAACTGGTTTTATTGCCACTTAATGCACCTGAAAGCGTATCAACAAAACCACTCATCGTATTACTGACAAGGCTTGCAGTTTGATCAGCATAATTTGAGGCGGTATCCATCCAGTTAGATAAGCCCTCGGCAAAGCCAGCATTCCAGTCATTGCGCATGGCATCAGACGCAGAGTAATAGCCCTCCTGATCACGTAAACGCTCATCAAGATATTTTTTGTTGAGTGCAACCTCCTGTTTATACAAGCTCTCAGAGATTTCTCCCCCCTGGTACTGACGTTGGATCTCAACATTTTTCTGCTCAAACTCTTCACGTATCTTGAGCATTTCCTGCATACGCCCACGAGTCAATGAACCTTGACCATAGCCCACCAGCTCAGCATTGTTAGAAGCGCGTGCACTGGCGTTACTATCAGCGAGATTGGCCTCATAGGCAGCGATTTGCTGTCTAATTTTCTGCTGATCAATCAGCGCGGCATTTTGTAGTAACGTTTGTTTCTGTGAAGCAGTCAGCGTTTGTAGTTCACCTTGGCTAATTTGATACTTAGCTTTCGCGAGTTCGGTGTTCTGACCATCCAATGCAATTTGCTCTTTCTGCTGCTTAATCAGCTTCTCATAGGTATCAGCGGTTTTCTCTTCCTCGGTCTTAGCACCTTTATGCGGTTTACTTTGCCGCAATGCCTCGAGCTTTCTTTCTCCCTCAACGGCAAGATTGATATATTTTTCATACTGCCCAGAGGGAAGGTTAAGATCATCAGCCTCAAATGTTGCCTGCTGTCTCGCCTTTTCTAAACCTTGTAATCCTGCCAATATGTTCTGGCGCTGTGCCTTATCCATAGCGGCCTGTTGCTTACCGTCAAGAGCACTGAGGGCAGGACCAGCATATGCAGGTGTTGTCATCAGAGTGGATTGTCTAGTCACTGTATTAAGGCGAGAATACATTTCCGCGAGCGAGCCAACCGCACCAGACATTTCCGCCATTTTAGAGACTGACTGAGACGTCAGGTCATCAATGAGCTTCTGCGTATCTTTACGCTTACCCATCATTTTTTCTAAGTTACCTTCCTCAATAGCTAACTCTGACGCTAATCGTGAGGCGGTAGCAGTTACATCGGTATAAACCATTAACCCATTTTTGGCAGCTTCCACCGTAGCTGCGGCGGCCTCATGCTGATGGCGTAATTTCTCAACCTTATCGTTCTGTTCGTCAATCGCTCGGTTTTGCTCAGTTAATGAAATGCTGGCCTGACCGATATTTGACTTCATCTGAGTGACTGACATTGTTCTGAGAGAGTCGCGCACATCGTTGATGGTATTTGCATATTGAAGAGCAGACTCACGGGCTTGTTCTTGTTTTTGGTACATCATGTACCACGCCCCAGCACCTAGCATCAGCGCCCCCGGAATACCACCGACAAGCGACAATAGTCCAGCAGCCCCAGAACGCACCAGCGACATAGCCGACGTCGCTTTATTTAGCGCCAATTGAGAGGCCGATACCGCTTTATTAGATTGCGCGAGCGTCGCGTTTGCAGCAATCAGCGCACTGCGCTTGGCGGTGGCGTTCTGTGTGGCCAGCGCTTCTGCGTTGGTGTTTTTTGCTAACTCAAGCTCGGTTGTAGCTAACTGGTGCGCGCGTTCGGCAGCAATAGCGTCTGCAGCGGCTTTACGTTGTGACTGAATGGCCGCTTCTGCGCGCGCGGCAGATAAGGCAATCTCATTCTTGCGAGCGTCAATCAACTGCGCTGTCTGAGTGCCAACGTTTCCGAGCATTCCACCGGCAAAACGCGCCCCGCCAATGGCAGCTAATGCGCCAGCGGCAACGGTATTCATATTTTCAGCAACACTATCCAGCGTACCTGCCAGCATTGCCGATGCGCCTGAGGCTTGGTTGGCACCACCAACCCACGCCATAAAGGAGTTTTTAACCTTCTGAGCGGATCCGCTTACTGTCGCCGGCAACGTATCAAACTCTTTACGCAATTGCTCAACGTTCGTTAGTAGCGGAACGATACGGTCAGTGGTGAGTTTTACGGCTTCTGCCATATTTCTCAAACCACCAACGCTTGTCCCCATCCCATCCGCTAACAATTTTGCCAGTCTGCCCCCATTCAGCATGATGGAGTTAAACTCTTCACCACGTAATACACCGGAAGCGAGAGCCTGACTTAGCTGAGTGATAACGGAGCTCGCCTCTTCCGTGCTGGCACCAGAAAGCTTTAGTGAAGTTGCGATAGTCTCGGTGACGGAAGCCACATCCTTTGATGCATAGCCCGCGTCACGTAAAGAGGAGGCAATACGGCTATATAAACTCGAGTTTGCTTCGAGAGACGTACCGGTACGCTGGCTAATTTCCATCAACGCACTTTGAGCAGCAGAAAAATCGTCCGTTGATGTTGACGCCAAGCGAAGGCGACCGCTCAACTGGCTCCAAGTATCTGCGTACTGGATTAGCTGATGAGTCGCAAAGGCACCAGCAAAAGCCCCAGCCATGCTCGCTGCACTCGATTTAACCGAGGCCATTTCTGAATTTAGGTCTTGAAGCGCTCTCTGTGTTTGTTTTGTCGCTGCTGATGCTCGCTTTCCTCCTTGTTCCATCGTTTTGTAATAATCATTCCCCATGCGGGAGGCTCGGGCGATCTCGGTTTGAAAAGAACTCGAGTTTGCCGATACCTTGATAATTAACTCTCGTAAAGTTGCCATATTGTCTCCTATACCCCGTCAAATTTACTAAGGCGTTGTTTGTAGTTGTCGCTCATATCAAAGGCGAAATCCTCGTGCTCAGCTTGGAAGGTGCCGAACGCCATTAGCCCAGCAATTGCGGGGTCAATTTTGTTAGAAGATTTCTTTTTGTTGGGCTTAATGTTGGCGTTAGCGTCAGACTCCATCACCACGTTACCAATAGCCCAAGTCAGCACCGGATCACCGTTATGGCGCACCACCTTACGGTTAACGAACACCTCAAAAGATTTCGCTACGGGACTGAATTTCAGATAAGTTTGCGGGAATGGCTCAACATCGAGACCTGCCCCCTGTAGTTGTGTGCGCAGATGCGTAGCGTTCCACGTATCAAAGCCCACCAGCCTGATATTAAAAATCTCTGCATCATGCAAAATATCGTCGCGGATGCGGTCATAGTCGATGCAATCACCAGGAGTAGTGCGTATCCATCCCGCTTTTACCCACTGGCGATAAATGGCGCGGTTTTTGTTAGCAACATTCTGAAGTTGAGCTTCTGGCAGGTAGTGGCGGGTAAGTAGACGGATTTCTTTATTGAACGGAAAAACATAGCTAACGCTAGTAATGTCGCTGGTTGAAGATAGGTCAAAACCTGCGTAACACTCCATTCCAGCTAAATCGTTCTCGCTATAATCCTCCTTGCAGGCATCCCAAGCACCCGCCCCCATCCACGGTGTAGAGCCCTGACACCAGATATTGAAACGCTTGGTGAGCATTTCGACCCATTGAGAGGGGATCCCGCGGGCTTTTTGAATGGTGGACTCAAGCTTTGCTGCATCAACTGATACATTTAAATTGGGATTGGCCTTAATCCACATTTCCGGCTGATCCACCTCATTTTCATCGTCTAACTCATAGATCAAGACAAACAATGAATCATTGCTATCCTCGCCGGATAAAATCTGGCAGCAATAGTCGTAATGCTGTTTGCAGGCCGAAACAACGTTACTCCCAGCCGTAGTGATCGCGAACAAAATGGCCTCAGGACGAGCCCCCATCCCCAATTCAAGTGCGGAATACACGCCATTATCGGGGTGAAGATGATACTCATCCACAATAGCTAAACTGGGGTTTGTCCCTTCAATGGTTGCCGCTTTAGCTGCCAGCGGTTTTAACAGACTATTATTCTTGGGATAGATAAGCTTGTGAGCTTGAATATTGACGCGTTTTTTAAGCGGTTTTGATAATAAACACATCTGCCTAGCATCATCGAACACGATACGGGCTTGGTCACGACTTACCGCAGCGGTGTAAATATCCTGCTGGCCTTGCTCCATGACCAAAAACCAATTAGCCAGCATCGCGGCAACGGTAGACTTTGCATTTTTGCGCGGCACCTCGATAAAGGCGCTGCTGTACTTCCGGCGCCCAGAATCCTTAACCTTAAAACCCAGCAAATTAGCAAAAGCAAACTGTTGCCATGGTTCGAGATCAATAGGCTTGCCTCGTAGTGGCCCCTTGACGTGTGGACACAAGCGAGAGAAAGCAATAAATCGCTCTACAGTGGGGGTATCGAACTCATAACGGGGGTCATTCAGGTCTGAAAAGTACCTGTTCACGGCCTGTTTTACGCGCTTACAGGCGTTAATTTCCCCTGATTTTATGGCGTTCGCATACTCATGCCATACGGTCAATTTCATCTTCATCTTCTGTTTCTACCGGGTTTCGGCGGCGGCTGACGGGATCAAATCCCAGCAACGACGACATTTTAATCATGATTTTTTCTGCGTCAGACTTCGCGCTTAATGCTGGATTTCGACTCTCTCCGCCTTGGCTGTTCTTGATGCTGAACCCTCGGGTGCCAAGGTCTTCAACCGCTTTTCGATACATCGAATAATTCACGCAATACAATTCAAGGTTGTTCCAATCTGCCGGAGTCAGATCCCCGCGTTCTGCCAGTTGCTTTGCCTTCGCTTTCCACTGTTGCGCGGCTAACTCATTGAGGTAAGCAGGCGGTTTTGGTGGTCTTGCCATAAAAATTTCTCGTTTCCATCGCTTTTTATTTTCAAAAAAATCACCGTGCGTAAAAATTTGAGGGGGGGGTCGGTGCCCAGCAATGAGGGTTTTGTCCTGAAAACACCCCCCACCCGCTCCGTGCCGCCTGTCAGCGGTTGCGCATGCATTCTCTTAGCTCCCGTTCACGTTGAGCGTTGCGGGCGACTGGCTGCTGTTGGTGGAATTTGGCGCGATCCTGCATGAAGCTGTCACGGCATTGGCTTAATGATCGATACAGATTCACCACGTCTTTCTCATTCATGTCCAACCTCATATATCCAATCATTGCGCTGAGCTGCTCGTTGCTCTTGCTCCCGATACATTCCAGCCTTTCTATTGGCTTTAGTTATAGGGTCTTGCTGTGTTGTCTTGCGGTTATGATGTGTTTGGCACAAGCCCTGATGATTCCACTCAGGCCAAAACAAAACATCGTCGCCACCATTGATAGGGATGATGTGGTCGACAACTTTTGCAGGAACGTAAAGACCTAGCTTCTCGCAGTCCACGCACAGAGGATGAAGCTTGAGAAACTGGAGACGGTACTTATCCCATTTGGCTGAGTAACCACGCTCACGGCGATTACCTCGCCTTGAGTCATGCATGCGTTGCGCCTGTCGTTTATGCTCATCACACTTACCTGACGGCACCCGCTTGTTACAGCCCGGCTCTGTACATCGGCGTAATGGTTGCCATGGCATCAGTACACCCCCACATCACGGTATACAGACCACAGAGCCGAAATAGCCATAGGGATTTCTTTAGCTTCGATATCGCTGATTGGTGAGCGATATTCATACAACTGTGAGATGTACATCATGCAGCCAATCTTGATAGCTGGGGTGAACTCCAGACCGTTACTAAACTGCTTGCCGATATGACGTTGGCATACCTCTAGCGCTGCCGCCATGTACGCCTGAATCAAAACATCTTCATCATTCGAATCAATACGGCAGTGCAGCTTCACCTCTGTTAGGTCGAGTAATTCGCTCATGGCTTGACGCCTCCTTTACACAGCAATTCCAATCGGCTGTAGGGGATATCAGGGATAGCCGCCACAATGTCGTAAGCCTGTTTTTCGTGTCCTTTCTGTTGCCACAAGATACGGCTAGCGCTGGTGACATCTGTCCGGTACCGTAACCAAATACGGAACGTGGCCTCAGAACGTTCAGCGCCAGAGGCTATGAGCTCCCGCCCACTGATTGCTTTGACTTCTGCCCAGACGGTAGCAACATCAGCCCAGACTTCCTTCTCCTGACCGGATGGCAATTCGATGGTGGTAAAGTTCTGAATGGTTATGCGATCACGCATTTTTCCTGCTCTCATTTTTCACCGCCTTTGCTGCCTTTCACCTCTACCGTTTGTTTCCATGCCTGACTGAATTCATCACCACCAGTTCGTGGAGGCATACCCTCACGCTCTCGGGCTTCGTTTGGACACATCACACCAGACTTAATACCTGTCTCGTAAGTCGCGTAACGTTCGGTAGGTGTGGCGCGTAAGAGGTCAGCAGAATCAAATTCAACCTGATAGCGGATACCCGGAACGGGTGAGGTAATGAGTAAAGAGGACTTAATCTGTTGCTCAACGTTCGCCAGCCAAGGACGCATGGTCATCGTGAGAAATGCGCGGCTTGCTTCGCTAAAGTTGCTGTAGGTGCTGTTGCTATATTCCTGCAGGAAGATGGGCGAGACGTTGAACATGCGGGCTATGTCTTCAATGGTGAAACGACGAGAGGCCAACCACTCGGCATCCTGATTGCTCATGCCGAGCTGCTCATACTCCATACCACCTTCAAGGATGGGTGTTTTACCCGCGTTACGCGCCCCCTTGTAGCGCTCTAACGCCTCGAGAGCCTTTGCCCCTTTGACGCTATCCAACCACTCACCTGATTTGATAATGCCCGCTGCCATCATTCCATCTTTCATGATGCTGGCACCGTGGCGCTGTTGGGCTAAACCAAGCCCCAATGTTTCACGGCAAATAGTGATAGGGGAGCGCCCCAGAAAACCATCATCAGTGGCGTAGCGTAGGTGCAGAATCTCTTCCTGCAGATAGGTACGCACGTTTCCGGTGTATGGCTCAGTGATAGTGTATTTATAGCGATGTTCAGCGATACGTTCGGGAACCACTGAACCGGGAGCGTAGGGGTGCAGTGAGATTGGTTGCCCCGTCTTATCCCACTGAATAACGGCGTAGGCGTTACCGTTAAGCAGGCAATGACGCATCATAGTACGTTTGAATTGGTACGGTGTTTGGCAGTCGTTAGGATGCTCGTTGAGTAGAAAATCAACCGGATGATTGCTCAGCCATTCCCGCGCCTCTCGCCCCTTATCATTCCTCACTTTGTAGAGATAACACGGCATAGTGGCGACAGCCTCACTGATAACAGCCACCGCGTTCATTACTGCCGGTAGAGACTCCGCTGTACCTGCAGACACATATTCACCGGAGCCAGTATTAGGGATACCTGCCATCGCCATGAACTCATCGATGGTCATGCTTCGTTGCTCTGGCTTACGGCTAAAAGGCCAAATATTCCACATATCAAATCCCCGCTAATTCAGCCCAGCGGCGGCGATTATCGCTAGCACGGCGTAATTCTGGGTGTTGGGCAAAAAGGGAACGATGTGCAATCTCGACATCAGACTCAGGATAGGCAGGCATCGATGTGACGGTGATTTCCCGTAATTCAGCAGCAGTGACAGTGCGTAGGTAAGGGGATTGGGCAATATCCCAAGATTCTTTCAAAGCTCGGAAACCAAAGCTCATGCCTGAAATATCGCCGCGTTCCACCAGCTCGATAACGTCATTACCAAGTTGAGTATTTGGCGGCGTCAGTTCGAAACGCAGACCCGTATCATCCTCAGACAGTTTGAGTGTGCCGGATTTTGTGCGCCCCAATAGCTGGGTGCTGTTGTGTTCGAACAAGGCTCTAACATCTGTACCGGAAGATAGACTTTCGCTGAATGCACCAGGAGCAAACTGTTCTCTGAACTCATCCCAGATAAGTTCTGAAAGACTGTTCCAGCGCACAGCGTAGCCCACCAGCTTTTTATTGCTGGCGGTAAGTTCTGAGGTTCTAATTTCAAAATCGATTGTTTTCATTGTGGGACTCCATAAAGGCTAAAAAGGGGCCGTAGCCCCTTTACACATCAGATCAGGACGTAGCGCCTGAGAGCTCAAGTATTTTGATAGCGTTGGAATCCACCACGCCGCCGCCAAGATATTTGTCTGTGTGGACCTTGTAGAATCCCGGTTCCGTAATGTTGTCAGGTCGGGTACGTACACCCGTTGTGTGATCAACAATGAAATAACCGCGTTTGAAATCGCCTACAGCTAAGAAAGGTTTTCCAGCCTCAGCATCGGGCATCGTTTCTAGATATTGGACAGGGCGCCCAAGAAGGGTGTCAGGTGAACCGGCAACTAAACGATCGCGCCAAATATAATCACCATTACCGTTTTTAAGTTTCTGCAATGTAGCCGCGGTATTGGAGTTCATCACCCATACGGCATTTTTACGGTATTTGGCCTTGGGCTTATACAGGAGATCGATAAGACCATCAGAAGTTACCTCGGCAGTATCCATTTTTTCCAGCGTGCCGAATGGGCGGGTTTTATCGCTGGTGGCCACACGTGGGTAAGCTAAGAAACCTTTAGATTTTTTATCGCCGTCACCATTCACCAAATCGTTCTCTTCGGTATTGGTAAACGTGTCAGCAACCTCGGAAGATAACCAACCCAGAATATCAACCTCGGAAAAGTCGAGAATTTCCTGTGTGGTTTTAGGGTACGCATAGATCGGGTTTAGCTTAATATCTACGCGCTCAAGTTTAGGTGTTGATGTTTCTTCTCGCTCTTCGCCTTCGGTACCGCGTTTAACCGTTACACCACCTACCGAGATCAATTTCTGATATTCGTTGGTTTTGGTGGTCTTAACCGTAGCAATAGAGCGCATTACGCTTTCGTCCTGCAGCTGGCGCATGATCTCTTTATCCAGCTCAGGGATAACGGTATAGCCACCATCGGCAGGAACGAGCGTGGTAAGGGAGCGGGTGTCACCGGTCATGATGTAGTGACGTAGTTCACTATTGCTCACGCCTTTTTCATCTACAGGTTTACCTGCCTGACTGCGTTCATCGTCGGCAACGGCTTCAAGACGGGAAATTTCAATATCAAGCGAATCAACACGGGCGCGGTATTCATCAAACTGCTTACCCTCATCATCGTTCAGGCTACGCTTTTCACTATCGGCTTTATCCAGCAGTGAGCGCATCTGAGTTTTAAGGGTGGTTTTTTCCTGACGGAGTTCGAGTAATTTCTTCATGAGTGGTTTCCGTAACAATGAATGTTGAGACGTGAAACCAGCGCGGGAGGGATTAGGCCGTTTAACCTTTTTCTGCATCTCACAGGCTGTAGTCGCTACAGCTTGATTAAACGGCCAAAGTGGCGGCTCACGTCTGAGTGCCACTCATCAAAATATACAGCAAATAAATAATGTAAATAGGGTGATTGTTACCAAGGTAACTATGGGGAATCATAGTTATTATTGGTTATATTTTATTTACAAATCTTTTTTCGTACAGTCCAACGCGGGAGCCATTTTCTTTCTCAGTTCCTTTAGATTCTCAATGAGAATATCAATCTGCTCTTGAGTGGATGCGATAATTTCACCGGAAAACTCATGGCGCAAGCAGTCATGGTGATCCACGCAAAAGAAAGCCCCTCTATTAACAATGGCTCGATATTCATCATCGGTAAGCAGCCATAGCGACTCTGGAATACCAAACATTTCTCGATGTTCAATCGCTTCCTGTAGCACGCGTTGTGACCTTTCAATATCGTTCTGGATTTGGCTTTTCATGTTTGCAAAATATCCTCATGGTTATGATTAATTACCGACTAATTCCGCGCACCTGTGCGCACTTTCCGCGCACTTTTTAAGTCCGGCATTTTCCGCGCACTTGCATAACTCGGTGCGCACGAGTGAAACCCAGTAGTGGCGCGGCTTTCAGGGTTGATTTTTCCTGTTTGCGCACTTTTTCCGTATATATACATGAAAAGTGCGCAAAACAGGTTATTGCCCAAAAATCCGCGCACCTGTGCGCACTTTCCGCGCACTTTTTAACGCTCCAATCTACCTAACGGGCTAACCTCATCCCCATCGATTTTTATCAGTTCGTCACGCTCCAACTTCTCCAACCAACGGTTAAACCCTCGGCGTCCATTATCACCTAACATAGCGATCATATCGTCGCGGAGTAGGGCGCGGGTGCAGTCCTCACCGCTAGCCGTTCGGCTGCGGATACACTGCCATAACGCCGTATGGTTTTTAGATAGGTTCGCCACGACAGACAATTCCGGATCCTCGTCTTTCGCCTCACGTGGTACATCGATAACCACCAGCGAGCAAATTAGCTCACCATCATCATCAGTGAACAACTCCGCCGTTCGCAGGTCGTAGGCTCGCTGTGGCTGTTCTTCTGAATCCTTCATTTTGGTGCAGGTCAGAACTAACGCGCCACCGTCACCCTCACGCTTTACATGAAACTCAGCATCTAACGCCGCTCGGAACGCACTAGAGCCGCGCGCACCTTTCCCCTCGTCTTTGCCTGAGTGATGCACCACCAGAAGAGTAGCCCCTGTTTCTCGCTTGATTAGGTCGCAGCCCTCAATAAACGCCCCCATGTCTCGTGCGTCGTTTTCATCGTTTCCACCAAAGCAACGCGCCAGCGTATCAATGACAATAAATTTCACAGGTTCACCCGTTGTCGCCTCTACCTGTTTGGCGGCAATAACAACCTGATTAGCTTCATCTGGACGAACAGGAAACACAGGACGGTTAACAAGATAAAAATTATCGAGCGGTACCGCATCGTTGTAGACGTTTTCCCATGCTTTAATACGGCGTGGTACACCTATGCCACCCTCACCGACGATATACAGCACGGAGCCACCAGACACACTCTTGCCTGACCATTTGAGCCCTGCAGCAATATGACAAGCCCACGACACCGCAAGAAATGACTTATACGAACCACTTGGGCCATATACGCTGCACAGGCTATTTGATGGTAGGTGGCCTTTTATTGTGTAGTCCTGCTGGCGGTCATACCCCGTTGAGCCAACACTTAACGGGAGTGTTGTTTTCTTGATCCCTACAGGCGTTGGCGGGAATAATAACGTCACACGGCTATCTTTCAGGATCCCCGCCGCCTCAGATTTTCCGATCACGCTTTCCACCAGCTCAAATCGTCTTTCTCTCGCCTGTTCGGGATGGCGTACAGACATGTAACCTGCACCCTGTATATCGTCATATCCGGCTTTACGTAGCTCTTCCAGCTTGCGTACCAATACGCCTACCGGTTCCGTTTCACTCGTTTGGTTAACTGCGGCGGATAATGTCACCTTGTCCAGCTCGCCGCCCGTTTGCATCCAACGATAGAGACAGCAAAAAACAGCATCAGGGATCTTTTTTACAGCGTTCATTTTTTACCTGCCTCTTTTTTTGCCGTGAGAACAGCACGTAGGGATTCGATTTTTTCTGCGGTCTTATTTCGTTCATTCCATTGGGTGAACGTCATTTTTTCCACAAGGGTAAATTCACGCTGTAAACGCCCTAACGAACATACGCATTCATTTGCATAGCCTTGGCGCTTGTATGTCACCCGATCACCAAAAACATAAGTGATTTCTATTAGTGAACCGTGGCTATCTTTATACTTATCGCCCTTTTTAGGTTGAGCGTGACCACCAGCAACTAAGCCGGAATTTTTTATAGTCATAATTTTTACTCCGTTACCGTGCGGTGATCTTGTAGCCAGCCTGTTCGGCAATCTCAATTAGCCCGAGTATCGTTGCCACATGTTCATTAGGGCGTAATTCTCGCTGGTGGGTCTTTTTGCCATTTTCGGCATGAACCAAAATATCGCCCGTAAACCCTTCTTGAATAGCGATGGATTCATACGCATTTTTTTTGTATCCAGCTCGTTCTGCTAACTCCATAAACGCATCAACGCTAGCCACAATGTGATCGCTCGGTATCAGCGTACTAGATACAACGCGCCCATTGAGAACCTGCAAAAGAATGCGACCAGTAATCGCCGGATCAATCCGTAAGGTGCTCAGGTCAGATACAGACATGTTACGCATGCAGCACCTCCTGAACTGGCAGACGTGCAGCGAATGAAAGGATGAAGTGCGGTGCCAAAATGCGACGGGCTTCGTGCTCAGTAGTCGCTTCAACTGACAGCCGGCAAGGTTTAGCTTTTTTGTCGTGGCGATTGAGTGCCAGAAAACGATACTGAAATTTAGGGTGAGTTTGGGTAGACTTAAAACAAGCCATAATCGTTACCTCATTAACGGTTTGGTCAGACGCCCTAGTTGTGCTCGTAACACTCTGGGGCGTTGCTTTTTTTACATACGCCGTGGTAACGTACGTACATAATAAAATCCATACTAGAGGATTACGTACGTACATGTCAACAATCAGAAGAGACAAAACACCAAAAGGCGAAGGCCTATCGCCAACCTTCCAGATCCGTATCACACCTGAATTGCGCCAACAGTTAAACGAAGCAGCCAGCCGAGAGGGTGTAAGCCTTGGTAACTGGTTAAAGGCATTGGCACGTAAAGAGCTATTGAGGCAGGGTATCGAGCCCAAAGGCTGAATGGTCTTAACTTGTTTTCCGTTGCCTCCCCGTTCAACGAGATTGCAACGGGTGTCACGCAGTGTCACGCAAACCAGCGGCAATGCCGCAGTTGATTTAGCACCACCAGCTAACGAGCTATTGACCTGATCGATCAGCGTGATAAGCTGGCTAGGCATTTGATAAGCGTTTCTACATTGGCGGCCCTGCAAGGCCGCTTTTGTTTTATTGGCCATCATCATTTTTAGCGTCCTCCAGTTCCTTATCGTGAGTAAAAACCCCGTCCCAATTCTTTTTCATCGGTAGCGATCCCTTTAAATACTTGCGGTACAGCCACACAGCCCCCTTGTGCAAAAGAATAGGCTTATGTGCTTCAAAAGATTCTTTGTCTTGTTTGGCTATAGTGTGAGAGGTTTCCGTTAGGTATTTATCTCGGGCGTAGGAATACACGCGCCAGCGGGAGTGGTGGTTATTTTGGCGATCGTCATATAACCAACCGGCAGACTTGAGAAAAGCATTAACCTTGCTGGTGTTAACGCCGTTCAGCCGCTTACAGAACTGGGCAGGGCTTAGCCCCTCGGTGAACAGGTTTTCAAGATGCCCGATGTATCGCGCCTGACGGTGTACGTAAGTGATTGCCTTGTTTTTGGCCTCATACTCGTCAGCCCATGCACGAGCTGCAGCGGCAGGATCGGAAAATTTCGGCGTAGCAATATCGGTATTCTTTCCACGAGAAAAATAGCTTTCCTCCATTTTCTCGAAAAATTCCCATGCCTCATCGGTATCAACTATTTTTGACATACGGGCAGCGCCGCGTTCTGTCCATAGGATGAGTGATGTTGTGTGTTTATTAACCGAGTGAATACCATTCACGTGATTCTTGAACGCCTTTAATGCCGCATTCTTCAACGTAAAAATATGCACATCCTCTACAAAGCGAGTTCGGTTGTTGGAAAGGTTCTTGCGGATCGTGTTTTCCTGTACGCCGTAGCCCATAGCGAGGGTTTCGGTGGTAACGACACGAGCGCCGCACCATTCAATGACTGGTAGGTCATTAATCGAAATATTACCCACCTGATTTTGGGCGTAGGGAAGCCCCTGACCGTTAGGCCGCTTTTCTATTGGTTTCATTTTTATACCCTGCTAATAAACGATTATGGTTTGCTATCCAGTAGCATTACGATTGGCGTACAGAATCCATATACATATCGAGATCTGATTTCAGGTAAATAGTTTTTTTCTTGCCAACTTTGTAGAAGGGGATTTTTACGCGGCCTGTACAGTGCCAGTTCGCTAAGGTACGGGGACTGATACCGATATACTCGGCAGCCTCTGGGCGGGTTAGTTTTTCTTTGGTTTGAATTGCTTTCATAGTGTTTCACCGTGATGAATGGTTAATGACGGTGAAACTATGCTAAACAAAAGCATACCTGAATACCCCAGTAGCCGGATATGTGGGGGGAGTATCCGGCTACTGGGTGGTAATAGTTATATCATGTGATTAATAGCCAGATAATGAGGTTTCATCAGGTATAACCAAGCTAAATGACGTGTACTTATTTGGTCGTGGTGGCTGCAGTCCGTTTTTATCAATCCAATCATGTAAAGAATTTTCACTTACCCCGCCATTAAAATACTCGTGTATCTCCTTGCATAACCTTGTTTTACTGGCTGCTGGGTACACAATCCATGTGGCAATGATAATATTTATGGCTTGTGAGTAATGCTTATTTCGAGGTCTTTGTGATACCTCTCTCTGCTTATTACTAATGGCTTTCTTTTCTATTTTCTCAATAAACTCTTTGTTTCTTTTTGAATGAAATTTCTTGATGTTATTTATTAAAATATCTTCATAATAAGCTTTGGAAAAGTCCTTTAATATAATATTAGTGAATTTGTTGTTTTTAATCTCTAAAGCAATCTTATATTTCTCTAATAGAGCATTATCTGTACAAATCCATACTTGTTCCTTTCTTGCATCACGAAAAACCCAATCGTCTACCAATTTAATTGATAGCTCTAACCCTTTGGATATCGTGGAATCTCCGAATACAAAAGGAATAGCCTCATATTTATCTATTAGTTTAATGAACTCATCAGTAGTAACGTTCACTCCACGAGATAAGTATTTAATTCTTTTTGTATTGAATAACAAGTGTACAAAATCGAACTCATTTAAAAAAACAAATGATTTATTTGATAATTCATCTTCATTAATCAT